AGGGCACCGTTCAGATCCTTTGCAATTAAGGGGAATCAGTCATGACCGTTTTCTACTCACAGGAAATGACGGGCTTTGGCAGCCTCCCCGTCGTCAAACCGTCCGCCCCGCAGTACGCGGGCGACGTGTTTGTGTATCAGGCCACCATCTCACTCGCCTCCCAGGCAACGACCGACACCATCGTGTTGGCGTATATCCCGTCCGGGAATTCGTTCCTGTACGGGCTCTTGTCGACCGACACATCACTGGGGTCATCCACCATCGCGATCGGCATCACCGGCACCACGGGCAAGTATCGCGCGGCGGCGGTGTTCACCGCGACCAACACCCCGACCTTGACGGGATTGGTGGCGAACTCGGCGAACGCGCCTCTGGCGGCACCCGAGACGCAGTTCATCACGATTGCGGTGGCGACACTCCCGGCCTCCGGCATCTTGATCTACCAGCAGTTCTGGGCGATGTAAGTGGCCACCATCCGGTTCTCAACGTTTCCGGGTGCCACCGAGGCGCAGATCGTGCAAGCGGTCGGCACCGCGACGGTGACGAGCAACATCGAATTGACGGTGGATATGGGCAGCACCATGGATGGTTCTTCCCGCGTCATTCAACGCGATGAGGTGTTACTCGCCTTGCAGCGTCTGCGGGATTACCTCCTCAGTCATACCGCCATCCCATGACGGCGAAGGTCTACGACGTCGGGCAAGCGTACGGTGGGTTTACGACCCACTCGACGCAGGGCGGCTTTTGGCTCAACCGCACCACGTCAGGCATCGTCTCGGCGGTGCCCTGCCAGATCATCGGCTTCTTCGTCAATTCAACGACCGCCGGCACCATCCAATTATTCGATAACGCGGCGAGCGCGGCCAATCCCACCGGCGGACTCATCACGCCCGCGATCGGCATGCAGTGGTACCCCGGCATTTTCTTGAACGGGCTCTTCGTCAACATTGCGACGCTCGATGTTACTTTTTTCTATGTGAAATAGGCGTCTTCGTATGCAGGCACTGCTTGGAACCTACACGACAGCGACGCTGCCCAACGCATCGAGCGTCATCGCCGGCACGCAGGCCTACACCACCGATGCGGGGTTGCAGGTCAGCAATGGCAAGGCCTGGGGCGGCAGTACGATCAACCGCACCCTGCTCTCGAAGATTCGCGCAGCGCTCGCCGCCTCGGCCGGCGGACAGAACGTCGCACAGCGCGCGCCCTTGCTCGCACCGGCCACTTGGGCGGCTACCACGGGCTACGCGCAGGGCCAGGTCGTCACGAACACCGGCGGGGGTGCGGGCAATCTCTACATCTGCGCAACGCCCTTCGCGACCTCGGCCGGCTCCGGTGGCCCGACAGGGCAAAGCTCCGCGTTGATTGTCGATGGGGGAGTGACGTGGCAATACTTCGGCCCCGTGTTGACGGCGACGAGTCAGGCCGGCGCACCGACGGTCACCGCGAACGTCGCGCTCTCGACACCGGGCGCCAAGACCTGGTTCTACGCAAATCCCCTGGCGACTTCGAACTCAGCGACGCTCGGGGATCCTGGATTCTTTTTATTCGACGGCGGCTTCTGGCAAGCCAATGTCGTGGCGAGCCTCAATGTGCTGTCGTGCTGGAACGCCTTGGGCGCGGCGACGGGCAGCGCTCAAACCGTGGGCGGCATTGCCTCGAACTTCTGGAACAACGGCACGGGCAGCGTCACGTTCTGGAGCGACGCGCCGAAGCTTCACATTGGCTCCATCTTCAGCGGCGGCGGGAGCGGCTACCTCGAGATCGATGATGTGCCCGTTTCCGATTCGCATTTCATCGGCGGCCCCGCGGCAGGAACGGTGATCGATTGGACCGCGGCCGGCGGGCGCAAAACCCGCAAGTACCGCGTGTGGTGCCAATCGTTCTTAGGCGTGGCTGTTTACGATGCCATCAGTCAGGTGTGGGCGTATCAACCGCCCAATGCCTACAAGATCGCGTGGAGCGGGGACAGCATCAGCGCCAATGTGGGTTCGAGCGCCGGCCCCTTCGGCTGTGGCAATTACGATGCGGTGCGGCGTTTTACGCGCTTGATCGGCTGCGATTACGTGGTGAATAACGCGGTGCCGGGAAGCGGCTTCTTCACCCCCATCAACGGCTACAATTTCTTAGGCGCCGCCGCGCTCTATACCCTGATTCAGCCCGACGTGATTTGTGTCGCCGGCAATTACAACGACAACGGTTCTACGGGCGTCACGTCCGCCCAGCGCCAAGCCGCGACGCTCGCCTATCTGACGGCGATGCGCGCGGCGTACCCGAACGCCATGATCGTGATCTATGGCCCGTGGGGCGGGCAGTTCAACGGCAATGCGGTCATCACGACGTGTGAAGCGGATATGGCAACCGCCATTACGCAATTTGCCGATGCCAACGTGTTCTTTATCCCACTGATCGCGCGCACCCCGGCGTTTGCCTGGGTCACCGGCACCGGCAAGATCAGTGCGCCGAGCGGACAAGGCAATGCCGATTCCTACGTGTGGACCGATGGCACGCACCCGATCTGTATCGCGCACAAAGAATACATCCCGCGGGTCTACGCGGAAGGGTTCAGGGCCCTCATCAATTCGCTGAGCGCGTAAGGTGGCCTCGGACATCAACATCGCCAACCGGGCCTTGCAGAAGCTAGGCGCGGCGTCGATTACGTCCTTCAACGACAACTCGACCGCCGGCCGGGCGATGAACTTGGCCTATGTGCCGGTGCGCGATGCCGAGCTGCGGCGCTACCTGTGGAAGTTCGCCATCATCCGCGAGAACTTGCCGGCGATCTCGACCGCGCCCATCAACGGCATCTACAGCTTGCAATATCAGCTACCGGCCCAGTGCTTGCGCATCTTGAACGTCGGGGACTACTCCCCCGGTGCGGATACGAGCGACTACCGCAATCGAACCGTCGCGGACTATTCGATCGAAGGGAACCTGATCCTGACCAACATCAGCGCGCCCTTGTCATTGCGCTACGTCCAGCAGATCACCGATCCGGGCAAGTTCGACTCAGCCTTTGCCGAAACCCTCGCTGCGCGCCTCGCCTGGGAGGTGTGCGAGCAAGTCACGCAGTCGGGTGAGAAACGCAAACTCGCGATGACCGAGTACAAGCAAGCGCTGATGGAGGCGGTACGGGCCAATGCGCTCGAAATCCCGCCCGACTTCCTGCCGGACAATGCGTGGATGCTGGCGCGGATCCAGTAATGGGTAAAGCCTCACCAGCCTTCACCAGTTTCAATGCCGGCGAACTCTCCCCGTATATGGAGGGCCGCGTCGATCAGGCGCGCTATCAGAACGGTGCCCATGCGCTGGAGAACTTCCAAGCGCTGGTGCAAGGCCCCGCCCAGCGGCGCGGTGGCTATCGCTTCGTCCAGCCGGTCAAGAATGCGGCCAATCGCACCTTTGTCCGTCCCTTCGTGTTCTCGGTGACGCAAGCGTTCACCTTGGAGTTCGGCGGCAACTACATCCGCTTCTACTTCAATCACGGCCAGATCCAAGTGTCAGGGGTGGCGGCCTATAACAACGCCACGGCTTACGCGATCGGCGCGCTGGTCTCAAGCGGTGGCATCAACTACTACTGCACTGCCCCAACCACTGCCAACGCACCGCCGAATGCGTCCTTCTGGTACGCGCTCACCGGGACGATCTACGAAATTCCCACGCCCTATGCCGCGGCCGATTTGGTCGACAGTGAAGGCGCGTTTACGCTCAAGATCGAACAATCAGGCGATGTGCTCTACATCGCTGCGGGCGGAGCGGGGGCGGGCTATGCCCCGCGCACCCTGACGCGTTTCGGCGATACGAACTGGGTGCTGTCCCCCTTTACCCCGACCGATGGGCCCTTTGCCGGCGCCAACACCGACCGCACCTTGGCGATCTGGGCAAGCGGCATCTCGGGCGTGGTCACGCTCACCGCGAGCCGCGCGCTCTTTGCCGCGACCGATGTCGGACGACTGGTTCGCATCGCGGTCCAATCCCAGAACACCCCGCCCTGGACCACGAACGTCCCCTACGCTGCCGGCAACCTCGTCTCAAACGGGTTCAGTGTCTACAAGGCCTTGAATGCTGCTACGTCGGGCCCGGATGGACCTATCCATATCGCCGGTACTGCATACGACGGTAAGACCGGGGTGCAGTGGCTCTACATGGATTCAGGCTACGGCATTGCGCAAGTCACCGCCTTTGCGAGCGCGACCAGTGTCACCGCCAAGGTGTTGACGCAGCTCCCGCAAGGAGTGGTCGGGATTCCCGCCACGATCACCGGTATCAGCCAGGCGAATCCCGCCGTCGTCACCGCGGCGAATAGCTTCACGGTCGGGGATACCGCGTTCATCTTCGGCGCCGGCGGCATGGTCGAGATCAATAACACCATCGTCATCGCGACCACGGTCAGCGTGACTGCGGTCACCCTGGGCAACGTCAACAGCTCGAGCTACACCGCCTACACCTCCGGGGGCACCATCGTCGATAACGCAACGACGGAATGGTCGTTGGGCGCGTGGTCGAATACCAGCGAATGGCCACGGGTGGTCAAGTTCTATCGCTCGCGCCTCTGGTGGTTCGGCAACTTGAGCGTGAACGGCAGCGTGCCGGGCCTCTACACGAGCTACGCCTTGGATACCGCGGGGCAGACCACGGACAACAATGCCATCTCGCTCATTTTGTCCTTCGATGATGTGAATACGATCTGCTGGGCAAGTCCCTTGGATCGCTTGTTGATCGGCTCCGATGGGGGCGAATTTGCCCTCTACGAACAGACGACCCAATCGCCGTTGGGGCCCTCCAATGTCCAAATCGTGCGCCAGAGCAAGAAGCGCTGTCGGACCTTGGACCCCTTGATCGTCGGTACCTCGATTCTGTACGTCCAGCGCGCCGGGCGAAAGATTCTCTCAATGGACTACGACTTCACCATCGACAAGTACAAATCGACCGATCAGACGGTGTGGGCGTATCACATGAGCCAGGGCGGCTTTACGGACCTGTGCTATCAGGCCGAGCCCTGGTCGATCAGTTGGCTCACCCGTCCCGATGGAACCTTGATCGGCTTTACCTTCGATCGCGAGCAAGAAGTCTATGCCTGGCATCGCCATGTACACGGCGCGACCTCGGCCGGGTCTGCGCTGGTCGAATCGGTGTGCAGTGTCCCCGCACCCGATGGATCTCGAGATGAGCTGTGGCTCACCGTCAAGATGGTCATCAACGGGCAGACCGTGCGCTTTGTCGAGTACCAGGAAAAGATTTACGAAGACGGCGATGCGCAATCGTCCTGCTTCTACGTCGATGCGGGCGCGACCTACACCGGGCCGTCGACCAACACGATCAGCGGCTTGTCGTACCTCATCGGCGAGACGGTGAGCGTGCTGGTTAATGGCGCCGCTCACCCCGATGTCGTGGTATCCAACACCGGCACCATCGCGCTACAGAATGCCGGCACCATCGTGCAAGTGGGGCTTCCCTGTCCCGCGACCTTGGTCACCGAGCGGCCGGAGGCGGGCGCAGACACGGGCACGAGTCAGGGCAAGACCAAGCGTACCCAATGGGCCGCGGTACGCCTGTACAACACGCTCGGCGGTTTTGTCGGCATGGACGGCCAGAAACTCGACGAACTCCAGTACCGCACGCCGCTCATGCCGATGGATACCCCGCCCCCACTCTATACCGGGGACTTGATCCTGGGGCCGTTTGCGTCCGACTACGACGCCGCCCAGCGCTATCGGTTCGAACAGCGTCAGCCCCTCCCGATGACCCTTATCGGCTTCTTCCCCTCGCTCACCGGATACGAACCCAGTTGATCGCCATTCCCTTCCAAGCGGAGCACATCGAACGGCTGCGCGCACAACCCGAGCAGTTGATCGAACTATCGGCATTCACCCCAGCGTTCGCCGCCCAAGTGACGCACACCGATGCCTGGACCATCCTGGACAGGGACGACGTGCTCTTTTGCGGTGGCGTCATCGAATACCAGGGCATCGGTGTCTTGTGGGCCGCCGTGTCGAGTCACATCGGCTATCGCATGTTCGGCGTGACGCGTCGCTGTCAGCGCTACCTCGATTTGAACCACTTGCGCATCGAGACGAGCGTGCGCACCGACTTTGCTCCGGGTTGTCGCTGGGCGGAACTCTTGGGCTTTCGACGCGAGGAGCATCTGTCGCGCGAAGGGTTCGATGGCTCCGATCATTACCGTTACGTGAGGGGCTGATATGGCTATCGCGCCCCTTCTCATGACCGCGGTCGGTGCTGGTGTGCAGGGCATGCAGGCCAAGAACGCCGGGGATTATAACGCCAAGGTATTGGCGGGTGAATCTGCGGTGTCCGGCATGCAGGCGAACCAAGCCGAACTCACGCAACGCCGCCAGGGCAACACGGCGATGGGGCGCTCCACCGCGGCCGCGGTTGAATCGGGTGGCGGTATCGGCGGCTCAACCGGCGCAGTTCTTCACCAGTCGGCGACCAATGCGGAACTCGATGCGTTGAACGTGCGCTATGCGGGCCTCTTGCGCTCCACGAGCTACGCCACGCAATCGAACCTCGACAAGCAGCAAGGGAATGATGCGATGGCCGGCGCCTTCCTGTCGGGCGCGGGCAGTCTCTTGAAGCAATCCTACGGCGCCAAGACGGGCACGTATTCACCGGGTGGCTACTGATGCTGTTCCCGCCCACCAATTTAACCCTCGTGTCCAACACGCTCGCCACGGCGACGTTGAGTTGGGGTAAAGCCCCACAGGCCACGAGTTACAACGTCTATCGCGACAGCAAGCAGATCGCAAGCGGCGTCTCCGCGCTCACCTACACCGATTCCACGGTCAGGAGCGATCGGCGTTACGCCTACCGCGTGTCAGGTGTGGTCGGGGGCGTCGAGACGGCTTACAGCAATTTGCTCAATGTCGACATCCTGCAAGGCACGACCTTGACTTTCGAATCGGTGTATCAGTTGCAACCCGGCGAAGGTGGCTACCCTGACGTTCAATGGCGGTGGCAGTAATGCCAGCCCTTCCCGCCGTCGGTGACTACCAACAGCACGTCGACCTCTCGGAGCCGTTTCGCAAGCTGACGCCGGAAATGCGGCCGGGCAATATCGGCGCGAACTTAGAGAACGTCGGCAATCAGTGGGCGAATGCGGTCGATACCAAGAACCGCGCCGATGGGTCGGTGTATGCGGCCAATCAGATGGCCGATCTGCGTACACGGACAGCAGCGCATCTGGTCAATGCCAAGCAGAACGCCGCCGAGGATGGCAACGGCTTCACGCAAACCGTCTTGGATCAGTACGACAAGGATGCCGGCACGCTCTTGGATGCCGCCAAGAACAACCCGTATGCGACCAAATCTTTAAGCGCGGGCCTGACGCAATTCCGCAGCCAAGTCGCAGACCATGCGATCAATTGGGAATCGCAAGCCGGGGTGCAGTACCGCGGCAACAGCTTGCTCAAAAATATCGATTCACTCGCGCCTGTGGTTGAAGCCGATCCGAGTCAGTGGCAGTCGGCCGGCAATGAGCAGATGCACGCCATTCAGAATTCGAATCTGCCGCCCGAGCAACGCATCCTGCTGGGGCGCAAGCTCGACGAGACCTTAAGCGTAGCCGCGGCGAATGGTCTCGCGCGGCAGAATCCCCGCGGGGTGATCGAAGGGCTGAACGATCCCGCGAACGCGCATCCCGCCATTGCGAAATTGACCGATGCGCAGCGTGAGCAATTGCGCTTGAAGGCGAACGACAACCTGTCGAAGCCTGTGTACGACTCGCTGACCGACGGCGACACGCGGGGCGCGCAAGCGAACCTGGAGGGTGTGCGCGACATCATTGACCCGAAGAACGCCTTCGTCCTGCAACGAACGATCGACGCCCAGGTGAAGGAGAAGCAGAACGATCAGAAGCAGGACATTGCCGATCGCTTCCAGGACTCGATGACGGCGGCCCAGTACGGCCTGCCAAATGCGAACACCGTGACGCGCGGCGAGGTGGATGTACTGCACCCCCATGACGGGCAACGCTATTGGGACTCGCTACAGGGCATGATTGCCGCCGGCGCGACGGCGCAGGACATGAACAAGATGACGCCGGAGGAAGCCGCGGCCAAGCGCGATGCGGCCTATCCAGCGAGCGGCGGACCCGAGACGGCGAACAAGATCAAAGCCTATGAAGTGCTGTCCGGCGCTTTTGATCAATCAATGAAAGCGCGCAGCCAGGACCCCGCTCAGTTCGCGATCGACAACGGCACCGGCTGGAAAGGCCTCGACTTCACCAAGCCTGACGACATGCTGGCGCAGCTCCGTTCACGAGCGAACACGCAAGGCGCGGTATCGACGCAAACAGGCGTCAACACGCCATTGCTATCCAAAGCCGAGAACAAGCAGTTCACCGGCTGGTTGACCGCCCAGCCTCCGGCGGACCGCGTGCAGACCCTCACGACCCTGCGCGCGACCATGCCGAATGATCAGTCCTACGGGGCGCTCATGAAGCAGATCGCGCCAGGGTCACCATTGACCGCGATTGCGGGCTCGATGATGGACAAACCCGCGAACGGCGCGGTGCCCACGTGGTTCAACCCGACCTACACGACACCGTCGGTTGTTCCCACGCGAATACTCGAAGGCGAACAGATATTGACGGGGAAGGACGAGAAGGGCATCGCGTCGAAGTTCCCCATGCCGACCGACAAGGACTTGATGCCGCAGTTCATGGCAGCGGTCGGTGGATCGAACAGTGATCTGTTCCGCGGCCGGCCTGAGACGCTGGAATCCTCCTACGCCGCCTTCAAAGCCTACTACGCCGCCGAGGCGAGCCACCAGGGCGTGACCAATGGCGTGATCAATCCGACCATCGCAGCGACCGCGGCGCGCGGCGTGATCGGCCAAGCGACCCAGTACGGCGCGACGAACCTTGTGGTTCCCGCCGGCATGGACCCGACCAAGTTCGAAGGCACCGTGGACATGGCCTCGAAAGCGGCCATGAAAGCCGGCGGTTACTCGGATACCGACATTGCGGCGCTTCACGGCGGGGGTTTGCGCGAGTTGGGCGACACGCTCGGCACCGGCCGGTATGTGATCGTGAACGGCAACGGCGATGCGCTCAAGTCCAAGGACGGCAAGAAGCCGGTGGTCATCGACTTGAGCAGCCAATCACGCATCCCGAACGCACTCCCCGGTGAGCCGGCTGCGGAGCCGAGCCGCGCATCGACCATCGGAGATCGGCGATGACGCTCGCCGCCGGCCTCTACAAATCGCAGGACCAGCAGGAACAGGATCTGACCAACGGCCCCGGCTGGACGATCGATGAGCAGAAGCCCTCGGTCTTCGGTGGATTGGCCGAAGCCATCCCGCGCGGTATCGGCGAAGGGGCGGCGGCCGGAATCTCAATGCTCACGCATGGTATCCATGAGGCGATACCGGCCCTGATGGAGGCGAATCCCTTCGTGCGTCTGATGAAAGGTAACGACGCCGTCAAGACGTTGCCGGGCGCCGAAACAGCGATGCAGATTCCAGGGGCGCTCACCGAGGCGGAGATCTCCACCCGCAACGTCGCCAAGGACATGGTCGGCGATCCGCGCACTACCGGCGCTGCGGCGAACGTCATCGAGGGATTCAGCAAGGCCGCGACCGAATTTACCGTGGGGTCGCTCGCTGGCGGTCCGGCGGCCGGCGCCACACTCTTGGGCGCGACTGACGGCTACGCGCACTACGCGGATCTGCTTGACCAAGGCGTCGACCACGAGACGGCGGCGAAGTCGGGTGTTCTCACGGCGATGACGTCGGGTGCCGGCGCACTGCTGCCGATGGGTATGCCCGCGAAGTGGCTCGCGGGCCTGTCGACCGCGGGCACGTTGGCCGCGCAGGCGGGTGCGGGTGCGGTGATCAACACGAGTTTCGGTGCCGCCTCGCGCTACGCAAGCGCCAAGATTTTGGCGGATGCGGGCTACCCCGAGATGGCTGAGCAGCAACAGCCGTGGGATGCGACGAACGTCCTCACCGACGCGATCACGGGCATGTTCTTCGGCGCGCACGCGGGCTGGCACGGGCTTAAAAATATCGACCCCGCCCACGTCGACCCCTCGATTCGCGACGCCGCCAAAGTCGTCCAGGACCGTCAGGAAGTGAACGAACGCGCACCGGGCGTTCCCGTCGACATGGCATCGGCTGCTGTTCACCGCCAGGCGCTTGAAACTGCGTTGGGCGACTTGATGGCCGGCAAGCCGGTGGACCTCTCGGACGTCAAGACCGAGGGCGCGACCTTCGCCCGGCCGGAGGTTGATGAAACTGCGGCGACTCAGATCATCCGCGATGCGTTCGAGAAATCAGGCGTACTCGATGATGCCGCGCAGTTTGACCGCTGGCTGACGGGCGATCAGGAGATTGAAGCGACGACGCCCGTCAAGCCGGAGACGCCGACAGTTCCGCCATTGACCCTCTATCGGGGAATCGCCGCGCTTGGCGAAGGTGTCACGCGATTTCGTGACGCTCAAGGGATCTATTTCACAGATGACCTAGAAGACGCTCAAGGGTACGCGGGAGAGAAAGGTCGAGTAATGAAGGCGGAAGTATCGTTGCAGAACCCGCTGCGAACAAATGAGCGTGAGGCGCTGATAACCCCCGAACGTCTCAAGGAATTGCAGTCACTCGGACACGATGGCGTGATCTCGACCAAGGGCGGCATTAACGAATACACGGCGTTTTCTAAACGGCAAGTCAAAGAGGTCAAGGACAGCGGTGAGCGCGTTCCGTACGTCGATGAACGAGGAACCGATACCGGCGGCGCCCTCGCTGACCGTCCGGACCTTCAGATCGTGAACGAGCACGGCGAAGCCCTGCATGCCGGGGACGAACAGCAGCGGGCGCTTGAGGAAGAGGCGCAGGCCAACAAAGAAGCCGAGCCCATGTTCCAAGCCGCCGTCGGATGTGAGGCGCGCTATGCGTAGCGATTGCCTCGAAGCCGTCTCGACCATGCTCGGCCGGCAACTCTCCGCCGCGCAAGGGACCAAGATCGAAGAACGCGTGCGCAACATGATGCAGGTGCTCGCGCGGGCGAACCCGGAAGAATGGCGCGCCAAGTCCTACACCACGCGCCTGATGGACGCCGCAGCCGCAGCAGCCCAGGACATGAAAGAGGAACTGGCGGCGAAGCGCGCGAATGTCGAGAAGACGATTGCGGCTCACGATCGCATCGAGAACTTCCTCGCGACCCAACCGAGCAACAAAGTGGGCGACGGGCTGCGAGCGGTCTCCAAGCTCGCCGACTTCGACACCCGCGGTGGTGGGTATGCATCCGTGCATTCCTGGGCCACCGCGATCCGTGAGACTGCGTTTGGCGAGTTGCGCAAAACCTGGGAGGCGATTCCCGGCAACTTCTTTGGGCTGTTCGAAGATGCTAAGGGCGTCGGTGACCTGTGGAAGGAGCTGCATGGCGAGGATTCGGGCAACAGCACGGCCAAGGCTGGGGCCGCCTCGTGGAAGAAGATCACCGAAGAGATGCGCAACCGCTTCAACGATGCGGGCGGACATGTGGGCAAGCTGGAAGACTGGAGCATGCCGCAGCATCACAGCCAGCCGCGCGTCGCCAATGCGGGGCCGGAGAAGTGGATCGGCGACATTCTGCCGAAGCTTGACCGGAACAAGTACGTCAATGCCGATGGTTCCCGGATGTCGGGCGATCAGATGCACGACTTCCTGCTGCACGCGTATGACTCGATCGTCACCGATGGGCACAACGGCACCGAGGCGGGGAGCGTCAGCGGCGAAGGTGTCACCGCGAACCGCAATGCCGCGCACCGGCAGATCTTCTTCAAAGACGCCGACTCGCACGCGGAATACAACGCGGCCTATGGCGAGAAGTCGATGAACAACCTGCTGTCGGGGCATATCGCGCGCCTGTCCCGAGACATCGCCCTGACCGAACGGCTAGGGCCCAATTCTGCCGCCACGTTCAAATACTTCAACGACAGGGCGATGCAGGATGAGGTGCGGCAAAACCCGACCAAGCTCAAGGCGCTGGAGGGTAAGAAGGCCTTCAACGAATCGCTCTTCGATGCCGTGTCAGGTAAAGACAAGGTCGTCAATCAGAACGTCGCCAATGCCTTCCAATCGTTTCGCAATTGGATGACGGCGAGCAAGTTGGGCAAGGTGGTCATTACCGCGCTGTCCGACGAAGCGGGCATGTTCTCAACCGCCATCGCCAACAAGGTGCCGTACTCCGAAGCGTTGCTCAATGAATTGAAGCGCGTCCCGAATGGCAAGGCTCGCCAGTTCGCTGAGCACACCGGCCTTGGCATCGATGCCTTCATGTCGCACATGAACCGCTTCGCCCAGGAAGAATTTGGCTCGTCGTTTTCGGGAAAGATGGCTTCCTCCGTGATGCGGATGTCAGGGGCAGAGCGCATGTGGGCGGCCCGCCGGCAGGGCATGGGCGTGACGCTCATGTCCAGCATCGGCAAGTTGACGCGCAGCATCGATCACGTCGACGGACTCTCGGCCGAGGATCACGGCGTACTGGCCAAAAAGGGCATCACGGATCAGCAGTGGCAGGTCTGGCGCCGGGCCGAGCCGGAGAATTGGGGCGGTACCTCGAACGTGCTGACCCCCAAATCCATTTGGGCTATCCCCGATGAGAAGTTAGCCGACCTGGGCAATCCCACCGCGTTGAAGCGCGATGCTTCCACGCAACTGATGGCTCACATCCACGAAGAGGCGGGCATGGGCGCGATGGACACCGGTCCCCGGCAGAAACTCGCCCTCACGCGGGGCACCCAGCGCGGAACGGTACCCGGTGAGATCTGGCGCTCGATGATGCTGTTCAAGGGATTTGCCGCCTCCATGATGATGAAGCACTGGGCGCGTGCCGCGGATATGCCGGGCGTGAGTTCCAAAATCAAGTACATGGCGCCGCTCTTTATCTACGGCACGGCGCTGGCCGCAGTCGGTAATCAGATCAGGAACCTCATCGGTGGCGCTGATCCTGAGAACATGAACCCGAAAGAGAACCTGGCCTTCTGGGGCAAAGCGCTGCTGCGCGGCGGGGGCTTGGGGTTCTTCGGCGACTTCCTCCAGAGCGAGACGACGCAGCACGATACGTCTCTTGCGGCAGCGTTGGGCGGACCCGCGGCCACGACGACCGAGGACCTATTGAGCCTCACCCACGGCGCGTACTGGAAATCCAAGCACGGCGATTTGGGCGTTGATGAGAAGGCCAAGATCATCCGCTTCGCCAAGGGGAATATTCCCTTGATCAGCATGTGGTATACGCAGGCCGCCGCCGATCATCTGATCTGGAATCACCTCCAGGAGATCGCGAGCCCCGGCTATCTCTCGCGCATGCAGGCGAGGCAAGAAGCGAACTTCGGCAAAACCTATTACTGGAATCCAGACTCCGCGACTCCGGGCCGTGCGCCGGATCTCGCCAAGGCGTTGGGCGGCAACTCGAATGCATCTTTTGCAGGGAATACGCAATGACCATCATCACGACTCAGTCTCGAATCACCTACGCGGGGGATAACGTCTCGACGCTCTTCCCGGTGCCGTTCGAGTTCTTTCTCAATAGCGATCTCACCGTCTCGAAGACCGCAGTCAACGGCGCGGTCTCGACGCTGACGCTCAACATAGACTTCACGCTCGCCGGCGCCAACGTGCCAGGTGGCGGATCGCTCACGAAGACGACAGCGTTATTGACGGGCGAGATCATGGCAATCTACTTGAACCCGCCGATCAGTCAGCAATCGCACTACATCTCGAATTCACCGTTTCCCTCGGCGACGCTCGAAAACGACATCGACCGACAGACGCAGATCAGCCAGCGGCTACAAGACCAGATCAGCCGCTCCGTTCGCGCGCCCGATGGCGATGCCGCGCCCGGAATGCTGCTCGCGTCTGCGACCCTGCGGGCGCTCATGTACCTCGCGTTCGATGCCAATGGCAACGCGGTCACGGTACCGTCTCTTCCGGGGTCGGCCATTACGCAGCAGTCACTGGGTATCGTACTCAATCCGCAGTCGCCCGCCGAGATTGCGGTCGGTGTGACGCCGACCCTTTACTTCTACCCGGTCGGCCATCTGTTGCGCTATGGCGCGGATGCCACCGGAGCCGGATCGAGTTGGACCGCCTTCAACAACTGCGCGAAGGTGTGCCAGAAGACCGGCAACACCATGACCGTGCCGCCGGGCGACTTCCTGATCGATACCGTCAACGGTTCGATCACACTTCAATACTTGGGCCTCCTTGGTACGAGTGTGAACGACACCTACAACCAGAACAACCAGGGCTCGGTGCTCAATATCACCGGTACCGTCAACTCGCCTTTCAAACTCCAGGCCGGCGCTAAGATCGATGGGGTTGTCTTCTACTACCCGAACAACATCACCGATGGGGTCACGCCCACGGTCTACCCGCCGACTCTGTCTGTCGACATTACCAACGGCCCGGTGAACTACGTCTATATTCAGAACTGCGTTGCGGTGAATGCATATCGGTTCTTTGTCGACGCGGATGCGACCGGCGGTTTGGGGCATGTGTTCATCACCGACAACACAATCTACGGCATCCTGAGTTGCATCGAAATTGCGTATAACGCCGAAATTTGCACCATCGAGGGGAACGAATTTACCTTCGGCGCCTTCAACGTCGCGCAGTTGGAGACCAACCCGTCCTTCCGCTTCACTAGCCGCACCACGGGCTCGGCGATGATCATCAAGCAGACGGACGGCCTCACTATCCAGGGCAACGTCTTTTTCGGCTACTTGAATGGCATCAACTGCCCGATTGTGACGGGGGGTAACGGCGGGGTCATTCAGCAAACGACGATCGGGAACAACTATTTCGATCAGACGGTATTCGGGATCAACGTCTCCGGCCCCGGCAATTGGAACATCATTCAGATCACCGGTAACTTTTTCTCCGGCTATGACAATGTGAGTGCACAGCACAACTTGATCGGTAACTGCGTCAAGGTTGCCACCTCGGGCGCCGTGAGCCAGGAAGTGGTGACGATCACAGGGAATACGTTCGCTATCTCCACCGGGGACTCGGTCAATGTCACCGGGGCAACGCCTCAGCGGCAGTACGTGTGTTCCGGCAACACCTTCACCCAGTGGGGCATTTTCCAAACGACCGGGGGTCCGTACGCGGGCTGGAATTATTCGGGCGCGGGATCGAGCTGCATCGTCACCGGCAATTCCTTCATCGGTTGCGGCGGCTCGGTCGGCATCTGCACTGGCATCTTGGGCGCATGCAGTTCGGCGCTCATCAATAGCAATGCCTTCCTCAACTCAGGCGCCGGAGCGCTTGGCATTACTGGTGTCGTGGCCTTCACCGCGAGCAACCTCATCGTCACGGCGAACTTTAGCGCCGGACAAAGTGGCGGGACGTGGGACGACAATCTCTCAGCCACCACACTCTACGAGATCGGCAATATCTGGGGACGGCGCACCTTTGGAAGTCCTTTCGTGGTGCCGCTTGCCGCCTGGACTCAGGCCGCGAATGACGCGGCAGCAGCGGCAGCAAGTCCCCCCGTGCCAGTGGGGGCGCTGTACTACAACACGACGGTTACTGCGGTGAAAGTGAGGCTCACATGATGGATGGCATGACGGATGCGCAGAAGATCGAATTTCTCATGCAGCAGCTCGCGGGCGCCGTGACCATGCTGCGCCAGTCCGATGAACGCAATGCGGGGCTCATCGAGCAGATGAAGCGCTACGATGCGCGCCGGGCGGGTGTGTACAAGGATAAGAAGAAGCTGATTGAGCGGCAGGCCACGGAGCTTCGCATTCAGTTAGCCCAAGCGCATCAAGACGCCTCGCGCTACCGATTCTTGCGCCAGCACCAGGTGCAGGTCTGGAAGCTCGGCATTGCGACGCAGGGCGAGACGCTCGACAAGCTGGTGGACGCGAAGCTTGAGCAGCAGCCGGTGACGTCGTGACCGATCAATTCCCGGTACGCAGCAGCCTTACCCGAGGACGCGGAGCGCTTAGCGCCACCCGCAGCTTGACCTCGATTGCATTCAATTCGAGTGCGCGCTCGGGCGAACACACTTCATCGTCGAGAACGGCCGAAATGGCTTTCTGGCATTCGAGCAACAGGGCGGGGAAGTCGGGGTCCATGGGCATTCCTTGGTTTTCCCCCATCGTAGCTGATCGGAGTATCGGGCATTCCCTGCTTTTATGAGCCCAATGAACACCCATGACCTACTCGCCGATGCGATGCGCCTACAGGTGGCGATCGAAGACACTCAAGGGCTATTGGATGCGATCGAAGGCGCGCGCCAGCAGCTCTCGGTGTTGGGCGATGAACTCAAGGGCAAAATTACCATTGCCCAGGAGCGGCAGTATTGGCTATCAGATCTTGCGAGGAACCTCGTGCAACAGGTGAAGGCGATATGAGTGATGATCCGAATGGACTAGCCGGAATGGCCTCCGCCCATAGCGGATGGATCACGGCATTTTTCGCGGCAAGCTGGGGAATCGTGCTGCGCGCGCTCATCGGCCGCCATATACGCCGCGAAGAGAGGCAGCATGAGTTGGACGAGAAAACCTTGCAGCGCCTCACCCTCATCGAACTACGGTTAGCGGTCATCGAATCTCGCTCCCATGACCGGCGCCGAGAAGATCCACATCCATGGGATGAGGACTCGACATGAGCGCCATTCAACAGGAATTCGCACACGCCGCCTCGGTGCTCATCCAGAAGGCGATGGAATTTGGCTACACGATCACGCTTGGTGAAGCCTGGCGCACGCCGCAGCAAGCGCAATGGAACGCCGACCATGGGACCGGGATCGCGCACAGCCTGCATATTGAGCGCTTGGCGATTGATCTCAACTTCTTCAAGGCCGGCGCGCTCATCACCGACGGATCGAAGCTCAAAGACATCGGCGAGTGGTGGAAGTCACTCGGCCCCAATTATCGGTGGGGTGGAGATTTTACGCATCTCCCCGACGGTAACCATTTTAGTATTTCGCCTGACGGTCACACTGCCTGAGGACATTCCCCATGATTCACACACTCATCGTCTTATTCATCATCATTGCGGTGTTCGCGCTGGTCTATTGGGGCATGACGCAATTGCCCCTGCCCCCCGTCGTTCGTACGGTGGTTATCGTCATCATGGGGCTGGTCGCGCTGCTCTTCATCTACAACATGTTTGCGGGAGGCGGCACGACGCTGTCCATTAGATGAACCTAGGCCAAAAAGCACTCCAAGTCCTCAAAACCGTTGCCCCCACGCTGGCCTTGGGCGCGCTGGGACCGTTCGGCCCCTTGGCCGCCGCCGCCATTCATGCCGTACTCGGCACGAGCACGGATGAGCAGGCCGAGACCGCGCTCCTGACGGCGACACCGGAGCAATTGCTCGCGCTCAAGAAGGCGGAGAACGATTTTCAAATACAGATCAAGACGCTGGGTATTGCCGAGGAAAAGCTCTCCTTCGATGACCTGGCGAGTGCGCGGGCACGGGAAGTCGCGGTCAAGGATTCGACCCCGCGCCAGATGGCCTGGCTCATCGTCGGCGGCTCGATCGCGCTCGGCGTCGCCACCGTCGCGGGCTTCACCACGAAGGACCCAGCCGCCGCAACGATGGTCGGTACGGTCATCGGCTACGTATTCGGCGAGGCCAAGCAAGTGCTGTCCTACTACTTCGGGTCGAGTTCGGGTTCAGCGGCCAAGACGGACACGATCAATAAGATCGCGGAGACCAAGTGACCAAAAACTACGCCTACAAGGTCCTGCTCTTCCTCGACATCTTCCTATGCGCGATCTGCTTTCGAGACCCGGATTGCACGATCAGCGCAGAAACAGGGCTTGCCATGCAGCGGGCCAAGCCGCCGCTGTGGGCGAGGGCGCTCAACGGCTTCTTGAACCTGATCCGCCAGGGTCACTGCGCGGCAGCGATTCTCGATGACATCACGCGGGCGCAAGCTGCTATTGCTTATTTGAAGACGAAACAACCGTAAGGAGATGACGATGATTATCAATCCGAAAGAATTCGACTGGGCCCCCCCGACGACCAATATTGACGGCTCGGCCGTCACGCCGGGTGAGTTGACCGGGGTCACGATTGGCATCCGCTCCACCACGGCCACCGGGAGCGTCGCGGGCACCTATCCCATTCAGATTGCCGTGGTCGGGCCCACGCTTACGAAAGAATTGCTGACGACGGCCTACGCGGCCGGCCTCGCGGTACTGAAACCCGACACCTACATGCCCTCGATTCGGGAAGAGTCCGTCAATGGGCCCTCGGCCTGGCTGATCGAGAGTGCGGCCAACACATTTCAGATCGTCCCGCCGGTGCCGAATCCGCCCACGGGTTTTTCTGTGCTCTGATTTGCCAAATCAGACGTTGGCTGCCACGACAGTGCAGTTCGTGTAAGAAATGCGGGTGTCCGTAATGAAGCGTTTATGGCTTGCCTTGGTGGCGGGTGTGGCATGGGCTGCACCCGCACCGCCCGATGTGTCGAACCTCATGGCGGTCCTCTTGGTCGCGACTCCGAACATCATCCCGATGCTCGCCCCGCGGACCTCGATGCTCACCCTCCAGATGAGCTACACCTGGACCGCGCCCACCGTACATACAGACACCACGCCGATTACGGCGCCGCTGAACTATGTGATCTATCAGGGAACGCCCGGGGCGATGGTCGCAATTGATGTCGTCTCCGCGCTCGAAGCCACCTATTACCAGCCGGTGAGCTTCGGCAGTACGCAGTGCTTTGCCGTCGTTGCGGTGGAGAACAGCGTCCTGAGTGCGATGAGCCCCTTGACCTGCGTCAAGATCCCGACGAAGGGTCCGAGTGCGCCCGGCGGGTTTACGACCTCGTGAAATGGAAAGAGGCGTACCGGGGATTCGGGCGCCGGTACTGGATCGATCTCATCGAGCGCACGGAAGCTAACGTGACCCACATGGCGCGTGAATCGGGGGTCAATCGTATCGATGTCTATAAGCGCTTGCGGCGATTCGGTATAGAGCTTCCGTCGCGCCCGTCACACTCACCCGGCCGCCGCGGCAACTGGGGGGATCTGTCGAATGCCCATCCCGAACCCACCCACGAACTTTAGCGTTGGCTTGACCCCGCCCGCGCCGGCGGTGGCGATCGGCGCGATGACGCTCTGCTATGGGCCCGCGCCCGCGACGAGCGGGCCTGGCACGAACCTCTACGACTACAACATGCTCGATGTCACGCCCGTGGTGGGATCCTCCACCAACCCCGATGGCTCGGTGCTGATCACTGGCGCCTCGGGGGACAAGTACGGTGCCTCGCTATGCTCCGCACGCAAAGTGGGCTCGGTCGGGCAGGGCTTTGCGTTTGGCCCCAATTCCTTTGTTGAAGTAGACGCCAAATTTGTGCCGACGCTCGACCCGAATGGCGTCGGCGGCAAGCTGCCGTTCCCCGCGATTTGGGCCTTGGCCATCAAGCGCTTGCTACAGGTCGGCGGCACGAATGAGTGGTCGGAAGTCGACGTCATGCAGTGGGGGCGCGATACGACCGATTACGTCGCCGGCCTGTGCTGGATCTATTGGACTCTGGCCGCCAGTGTCACACAGCCGAACAACGGGCTGGTGAAACTCAACGGCATCAATCTTGAGAATTACAATCGCTTTGGGCTGAGCTGGGAGGAGGCGACGCCCACGTCCCTCGGCTGCTTGCGCAACTACTTGAACGGCATCGAGCGTCCCTACGCTGTCGGCAAGCCCTACCCCTTGACCTGGGCCTACGGGGATCGCGCGGGCACGGTGCTCGATAACAGCCAGCTCGCGCTGATCTATGGCACGCACCCGGACTGCCCTTTGACCATATCGTCCGCGTGCGTGTGGAGTCGGTCACCGGCGCGGAATTGGGTGCAGTGAGACGTGTGCCGGATTTTGTACGGCGCAACCGGGGACTCAGGTGCGCCGACGTTTATTGCTTGCCTGTTCTTTTCGGGTGGCCCAGCGGCAATTTCCTGGTTCGTAGTTCCCATCGTTGTTTTTGCGATCCAAACTACGACCAATAGGCCGCGCGCCCATATCCGATAGGAAATTTTCGAATATTCTCCATCGTTCGCAAACAGTGATTCCGCGGCCTCCCCAACAGTCGAATCGAGTACATTTTGGGTTGTAGCAACGCTGAAACATAGCTTTCCATGTTCGATATTCTGGGGACACCCTCCCCGGAAGCGCATGACCGTGGCGGGGGCCGCGATGGGTAGTAGTAATCCGTGCGCCGCCGTGCTTCGCAATGATCCGGTTAGCCGTAGGCATGGATATGCAAAATGTCGAGGCGCAAATGTTGATCGGGTTTCCAGCCTTGCGGTAACGATAGAGGCTCAACTCGTCAGCTTCATTCAAGCGCCGCGGGCGTCCAGTGCGTACTTTTGATATATCCATAAGTTTAATTTTAACCCTTAAGCCAGCTTCTCGAATACCCACTCAGGCCATGCTTCGGGTACGGGCTGCTCTTGTATCAAAATGGCCTCTTGGCGAAGACGCTTCAATTCGACCTCATAGGCGGCAATCTGCTGGCGCATGAGGGGCACGACCATCACTTGCCCGCGGGCGATCCGCCAGCCCTCGGGGGAGATCAAATCCTGACCATTCAAGCGCCATCCGCTCCACTCGGCGCTGAAGCAACCGAGGTCCGCGCGTATCAGAAGTAGGGCGCTTTCGGGCGGGCACCGTGCTCCGCGCTTCCAGCGCCGGGCGGTCGTCAAATCGACATGGCATATGCGAGCTATCTCCTTGATAGTTATGCCGTACAATGGATCATTAGGGGTTGCCACATACCCATGTTACCTATTGATTTACTTCGCATAATGTATAGACTGGCAAATTGGCGATGTGTATCATAAGTCTACGAGATGTTGTTCAAGTAGAGTCTCTTAGAGTTTTGATACGCTCTCGAAACTCCCGGGCAATTGGCTCGACGCGCTCATCGTATGCGCGAAACTTCGCGATGATGCGATTGGCCGTGGGCACGGACACGCGATACATAGACGCGCACGTCTTGATCGAGACGCCCGATTTTCGATAGCAATAGAGCTCCCACTCATCGGCGCGCGAGAGGCGGGGAGGGCGGCCGGTGCGAAGTTTTGATTCAGCCACCGTCCACCCCGGCATCACGTGCGGTCATTTCAATATTCCGTGCTGGCGAACATGTCGGGCCGGGTGGGCTTCATCTGGTCGAGGTATTCCCGAAACGTCAACCTGGGCACCTTCGGATCGTCGTGGTCCACGATCTTGAGCCGGTCCATGTCGGCGTCGGTAAGCTCGTATGGCTCGTCGAACGCCTCCTCGTCATCCATTGGGCCGCATGTGGCCTGGAAGCTCGCCTTGGCTTCCTCAAGCGTGCGCGCGACCCACCAGTCGCAGTCATTCAGCTTGTAGACGCGCCAGGGCAGCGGCGCATCCATTGCCGGTGTTTCAGGGGTCGGTTGCCCCAATAGGTCGTTCATTTCTGCTCCGGTAATCTGACTCAAAAGTAGTTGAGGATGGCCAGCAAGACGCAGCGCCATCGGCTCGTGCCTTCCGCCCGATAGAAGCGATAGCTTTCCCAAAACCCTAATGGCGTCATTTGGCTGTTCCTGGATTAGACGAAGATGCAGGCGGAATAACGACCTTACTGATGGCCTTGCGAGCCCTGCGCATCTCGCGTTGCTTCTCGTTCAAGCCCGCGTAGAAAGCTGCGTTTAGCGCTTCTGCAAGGCTCTCGGCATCCTCTATGTCTGAATAGCTCGTGTGATGCGCCGTGCCATCAGGGCCGATGACAGTCCATGTCCTGTCGTGGCCGCACTTGCTGCACCCGTTCGTATCGACTTCGATGAAGTACGGTTCATTCATGTTCAGCCCCGGATGTAGCCTGTGAGTCTATGAAATCAAGGATCGATTCCTTGCCGCACACGCACCGGTTTCCTGGAAATTCATCTGTAAGGTGGCAATTGTCTCCATGAGGCGTTGCGGATATATGTTCTCGGGAGCGTTGGAGCGCCCCCGAAACGGCGTCGTAGTCGCTACCGCGTACCATCTCGACCACCAAGCCTTCGCTATCGTGCAACTCAAAGGCGTAGCGCTTAGCCATGCTCTGATTCTCCTTCTGTAGACGGTGTGCCCATGTCCAGAGCATCCCTGACGGTCTCGTAGAACTTATCGCAGGCGGCACATGTACATGGGCAGACCATCGCCCATTCGAGCCGCGCGTTCTGAATTATTTCGATCCGCGCCTCGGCATCCTTGAGCAGTTCGCCGCACATTGCAGCGCCAGCTGCGGTCAGCCTGTGTTGGTCGAATACGTTCATGCTCCCTCCGCTTTTGAAGTAGGCGCTGTCAAAGCGGTGCCGCAGTAGGGGCAGAACTTCATTTCGGTGACGACGTAGCATCCACCGCCGCAGCAGCCATTGATGTTCCATGATTGGCCGTCGTTGTCAGGCTCGAACTGCGCGTTTGGCCGCATCTCTGGCGGATACAGCCACCCACCCCCGGCCATGGCCTGCATTGCGCCAGCCTGCTCGGCGAATTTGTCACAGCAAAATTTCATGACTTCCCTTCTAGAAACGAGCCCAAGCTATTCGGCAAACTCCCCCTGGGCGTAGGAGCAGGATGGCCGGTAGAGAGGCCAATCTCCGCCGTCCCTGCCTTATTACAATTTACGTCAGGCCGCAATCTCTCCCATACGCTCGCAGGCACCATCAATGGCGGCATGTAGACCGCGTTAAGTTTGTAGAGGCGTTCGTACCATGGCTTCAATTCTTCCTCGTGGCGCCGTTGAAGCATCGAAATCATGTCCAAGACTGGTTTGCTGCGTTCTTCGTACTCTTCGGGCGTCATGTCTTTTCTCTGGAAGTAAGATTGTGAGTCTGTGGCCCCATTTCCCGCCTCGCACTGAGCCGCCATGCGAACATGTCGTCTAGGTTCAGTGTTGAGAGGCGGGCGGGAACTCTGTTCGCGCAGACGACCGCAGTCATCGCAGCAGCTGCACTTTGCGGCATTCGCGCCAAGCCCTCATTTCGTCGGCGTCAGCCCAATAGGTCGAATCTCGCGTATTGAGCCAAAGGACGGGGGTGCCGAGATCGCCGCTCATGGGGTGGCCCATGTCGGACAACTCGGGGTCTAGGACTTGGATCATTCGTGGTTTATTTGCCATCGACTTTCTCCCAAAGATATTTGCACGCCAGCTCGACCGTGCGCGGGATTACCGCGTCTCCGGCGACGTACAGGCGCATGGTGCGTTCGTTGATGCCAAGTTCGCGGGCTGCACCGCGCTGCGATATGCCAGCGCGGTCCAGAAGCTTTTGAAGCTGGTTGGCGGTCATGGCGTGATTCCCGTGGCACGGTTTAATGCTTCAATTTGCTGTGGCGCACACATGCGGGCGCATCGGCGACAGGTGACTTCCAAAACATCGTCAGTCAACGCATTCGATGTACGCAGCCGCATCAGCCCGCCGCCGACACATGCCGCAAATCCAGGATGGCTTGCGGGGTAGCCGGCAGGCTTACGCCGCAAATGGATTTTGTAGTCGTGATAACAGTTCATGTGGTGCGTCTCCTAAGCCAGCGGTATTGCTGGATTAAGCATAGGGTCTCATAGCCTAGGTAGGGTGTCAATACCTAACACGTAATTTAACAAATTCACTGTTTGACACCTCCCTCACTCGATTCGAAGGTCAATCTTTTCGGAATGGTGCCGCGATCTCAGCACACGGATGCCGCGCGGCAGTTCCTTGAATTGGCGGTCGGCCAGATGGTCCAGCAGCTCGCGCATGGCCTCCGGGTTGTCGCGCAGGTCCTGCCAGTAGTCGTGATTGATCTCTACGATAGTTCGTATGCTCATGTCTCACTCGAAACAGCGCCGCGGAACATCAGCAGGAATCCCTCGTCGATACCCTCCGCCGGCCAGAATGCGCACCGCTCGGCGAACGGGCAGAGGACCGCCATCAGCCCTGTCGTGACCGGTGCGCCGCACTTGTCGCACGTCGGACAATCGTCGGGGACCTCGATGACGATCAGGCTCATGACTCACTCGATTTGGATGGCAGCAGTGACTTGAGGAAATCCACCTCGGAAACGGCGACGTTGTGCATGAACTCTGCGTCCTCGCTGTACTCGGCATCCTCGTAGTCTTCGTATGGCGTCCCGCGGCAGCCGCTGCGCCCGGTGGCTTCCCGCACCGGGCATCCATGGCAACCTCTCGGCAACAACGGGTTACATACCGAATTGAATTTCGCGCAGAGTGGGCAAGCCTGAGCGCCAGTATCGCCCCCGTTGTTCGCAACGATCGCCTCCCATTTGGCAATTGAGCCTTGTAGCGCTACTAGCGTCTCAGCTTCCATGTTTCGTTCCCCGGTCAGAAGTGGTACGGGCGGATGGAATCGAACCACCGACCTTCGGCTTATCAAGCCGCTGCTCTGCCACTCCCCGACCGTCGTCGGTTAGCGGGCGTGATTTTGGCGAACCTAGGACGACGCCTCCATCACAACCCTGCTGAGCTACACCCGTATTGATCATTTAATCGTTTCCTTCAATGGGCAGTCGTCGCGATGTTTCTTGCTGTAGCTGCCGTTCGGGCAGTTACAGTTCACCGTCGTTTCCGCAGTGATGCCTAGCGCCTTGCGTGCGGCGACAAGCCAGTGGTTGTCGTAGCCGCCGAGGTTGTTGAGGCGCAGATAGTCCACGTTATCGTCATACAGGCCGCGCAGCGCCGCCTCCAACTCGCGCACGCGATCTTCGGCTGTGCCCAGTTTGACACTCAGCGTGACCGCCGCGGCTTGCGCCTCGTCCACCTTGGCGGCGAGGGCGTCCCGCTCCGCCCGCACATTGATGACTTCCTGTATCAATTGCTCCACGCTTAACGAGCCGTCTTTGTTGGCGATGCGTTCGAGGATTGGATCAACCATGGTCATCACCTGGTTCTTTGCAGTGCTGTCATTTCGCTCATGGCTGATTCATCCTGCAAGGGCCAGCGTGAAATTGACTGGTGCAATCTGCGATGTAACAGGGTTTCCCCACTGCGCTGCCATCGCCGCGGCTATACCCGCGTAAGTACGGCTGCGCTCCTTTTTCCGTTTCGCTCCCGGACCCATCCGATGAATCCTCGAACTGATGCGGCCTGGCCGCTTGCCACCGCCAACCGTTTTGTCTGGCTGGACGCAATCGGTCGGCACAAGCTTGGGCAATCCTTTTAACCATAAGCATGTTGTCTTCCACTCCGGGTGGCCAAATTGCCACGGCTGAATAATCTGGTCAGGCTTGCGGAACTCGGCGCTCAGCCGACCGACCGGGTTCTCAATAGCGATGCGCTGGCAATCTGCTTGAGTGATCTTGAACACAAAGTTCAGCGCGTCGGCCTGTTCCTCGATCCTATTCGGCCACCATCGAGCGCCAGACGACGCCAGATAGGTGCAGGGCGGGTGGGCAATGATCAAATCCCACCCAAGATCAAGGATTCCCAGTACGTCGCCTAGCACGTGAACTCCTGGCGTCTCCGGTGGCTGCGTGTCGCACGAAGTAGCGTCGTGGCCGGCTGCGGTGAACGCATCCCGGACCACTCCGCTGAACTCGCAGGCAACTAAAACCTTCAAAACCCTGTTCCCTTCGCATCCGAAGCACGTTTTAGCGCAAGGTCATACCGAACCTGCAGGCCATCAACTAGATTCTGCAATTCCTGGTAGTCGCTAAACGCAACCCAACTACCATAGTCGTCTTGTTGCATGGCTGGCCCACCGGTTCTGTCGGTTGTGATATCCCATCGCTTAACCATGCTCAGTTCCCTTTGCAGAAGATGTCATTTTAAAAGCCCTCGAAATCACGCAGTTTGCCGAACGCTTCAGGTGTCATCCAAACGTCCGCCAAGGTATATGGCTCGGTCTCGCCCTCGGTCATATCATTGACATCGCGCGGCTCGATAATCACCGACGTCCCGCCAAGCGTCATCTTCACGTAGCGCACCTTCTGGCGCTTGCTCGGCGTATCGGCGTTGGCTCTATGCATCACAGTCTTTTCCCGAAGAAGCCAAAAGCTCGTTGACCTTCGCCAGCAAGTCCCGCTGACTGCCGTACAGCCGCGCAAATTCCTTGGACTCAGCGAACATCGACGGGCCCCAAATAGCGCGCATCTCGGTCGCCGTATAGTCGATCCTCGGCTCGCCACGATGATGCCAAGGCCCCAGCGGGATCGTCGCCTGGTTGCCGCCTGAGTGCTTGCGATAGCCCTTGTCGACCAAGTGGTGGATCTCAGGATGGCCGCACGGGAACGTGTAGCCTTTGAGCACGCAGGCAATGCAGCCGATCTGGCGCAAAGCGGCGTAACGCTTCTCATCGCGCGTGGGGCCGATGCGGATCACGCGACCGCCAACTGTTTGAGCACTTCATCGCGCAACATGCCGGGGTTCATGCCGCCGACCATGAAGCACAGCGCCTTGATTGCGCTTTCGTAGAACGCATCAAATGCCTCTTGATCCATCGCGGCGAAGCTAATGGAGCCAACGATCTTGACCACTTCGCCTGATTCTCGAATGACGACCTCGCGCGTAATGCCGAGCTTGATCTTGAGTTCGATCAGCAAATCATCAACGGTGGGCCAATCACCCGCCGCCGACCATACGGTATGGAGCAGCGCAAAGAATTTGCGGTGATGCTTCACGTTGCGCGGCTGCGTGACCTCGCACTGGACTACTTTGCCGATCTTGATCTTGCGCAAGATATCCTTGGCCGCGTCATCCGCAGCGGCGAGGCCGGCGAGCGTGCGAATGAGATACAAGTCAGCCACGAGCACACCGCTTGTAGGCCAGTCCTTTGCCGATGCGATAGAGCAGGCTGCGGTCCACGCCCAACTCTTGAGCCACGGTGCCCGCCGGCGGTCGGGCTATCTGCCCATACCAGGCACGGACGCGCGCGGCCTGGGCGTCATCCAGCTTGCGTGGCCAGCCGCGTTGCTTCACGGTCGAATGTCCAGGCGCTCGGCCTGCTCCAAGTGACAGCCGGCGATCGTCATGCCCGATTGAATAGCCTTTTTGATGAGCGCCTTATCAGGGCGGGGGAGAGGCGGCGGGGGCGGTTCCGGCGTGACCATGAACGCCTCCGGGATCTCGAATTCGCTATCCACGATCACCGAGGGCGGATTCTTCTTGAGCGCCAACACGAATTCGGTGGCCTCAATTTTAGTGATCCCGGCGCCCTGCATGTTGACCTTCAGGTACTCGCGCACCGACTCCGCGCGCTTACGGATGCGATCAGCGCGCGCCTTCATCTGTTTGGATGCACCCTCGACCGCATCGGCCATCGCTTCTGAGTTTAGGATGAACTTGGCGACGTTCGTGGCTTTGACGGTAAGGTCGCCAGTCAGGCCTTCGAGCGTATCCCTGATGACTTCAGGAGGAAGATCCTCGGAGGCCTCCAGCGCCTCCAAGGACCGATACTGCGCAACAATTTCGTATAGAGCGGCCATGACTAGAACGGGATATCGTCGTCAAAATCACCATCGGCCGCCGCCGGTACCGGTGCGCGCGGCTGGACCGGCGGCAGGTTGGGCGGGAAAGCGAACTTGATGCCGCCCACCTGTTGCGTGCCCATCATGACGGTGGGATCGTGCGACAGCTTCACCTTCTTGCCGATCCAGCCGTCCGAGTCATCGCCGTAGGCCATTTCCAATTGCTTGATCTTGGTGACGTTCAGGACGACACCCTTGGTCTTTTCCTTGAAGAACAGCACCCACCGGCTATCGCCTTTGCCTACTTCTTCCAGTGATGCATCCTTGATCGTCAGCACTTCCGGTGAAGGAAAATCATCCTTCTTGAGGAATTTGCTTTGAATCATCTGTGACGTTTTCACGTTTCAATACTCCTTCGGTTACTAACCACTCTCGGTACTCTCGGTTGATGCGCCGGTGATATTCCCATCGTTGGCGCTCATCGAGTTCTTGCTGATGCCAGGCGGCATCTGTCAAATCGTCGTCCATTTACGCGGGCTCGCCCTGTAGCGTCAGCGCCAGCAATTCCTGCTTGCGCGTCTTCAATTCGTTCAGTTCTTGCGTGAACTTCGTGGTGATGGTCGCAATCTGCCTATCGAGGCTTTCGACTTGCGCCGGCACGAATTCCTCGGGCGGGCGCGGGACGAATTCGACCTCGACGTAATGCGTCATGCGCACCATGTCGGTGTACTTTTCGTCAGCCTCAGGGCGGACCATCGAGAAGTCGTGAGCGATTTCCTTGAACACTGCGATTTTCATAGGGTCATCCTGTGCGTTGAAAGTCGATCTGATACGCCCGCTTGAGCCGCGCCTCGCATAACCTCAAACGAGCCTCCAAGAGCGCGTTATCGCTTTTGAGTGCGGTGATCTGCTTGAGGTGGCGCTCGCGCTCGATGGACCATGTCAATAGCTGTTCCATGGTGACTTCGGTCATTTCGTGACACCTCGCACGTCCTTCCATACATCGCGGCCGACACGCGCATCGAACTGTTGATTGCGCCGCCTCGTGCGCTGTTGCATCAAGTGATCGTAGATATCGAAAAAGAGCGACCACACGAGCCAGGCGAGGAAGCCAGCGGCGCCTAAGCCCATCATTGTGTCGAACCAAATGGCGAAGGTCATCTCAATCTCCGCAGCTAATTTCTAAGGGGCAGGAGCCTTTGCCAGCACACACGGCCTTTTGGCGGCACCAGGGGTAAGGTGTGGTGATAGGCAATTGCGATCCAAGTAACGTGCGCGCCGCAAATTCAGCCAACTGCATCTCGCGAAATTCGGCGGGGTCGCGCGTCCCAACGTACTCGGTCACCGCGTAGCCGAGTTTGCGCAGCGCCGCCTCCAGCGCAGCAATGCGCTTGTCCTTCGCATCAAGATTGGCGGCGGCCTTCAGCCCAAGCTCGCCAAACTTCAAAGCGAGGGCGTCGTAGTCGGTCGCGCGAACACACGAGACGTTCGATTCACCATTGAACAGAAGCACATCGATGCGCTTCACCATCACAGCGCCCTCCGCTCTAGCCGCGCCATCGCTTGCTGCATCATGGGATCGTCTGTGCTTCCGCAATTTCGGCAGAAATGCGTGCGCGGGTCGTAGCTGTGAGAATTTACTAGGCACACGACGGGCAGTTGCCACAGGGCATCCCTCGATTCGTCGGCCAAAAACTCGTCGATGGTCAATTGGTCCAACGAATTGAAATCGTCATCGCTGATTTCGTCGTGGTTCATCGCAGCCACACGCTCAGCACAGCCACGCAGATCCACGCAACGGCGCAGTACAGGGCGGGCTGCTCAAGGGGGAGGTGGGCGGTGAGACGGCAGACTTGCATGTGGCGCTCCAAAGTGGTGTTGCTGACCTTGGAGCCATCCTACGGGAACCCGTAGCGCGATGTCAA